GCGGAGGTCGTTGAAGTCGAGGTTGATGCGGACCTCGTGGTACTGGAGCGCGATCAAGGGAAGCGCAAGACCAGGGTTGCGGCAGAACCAGAACTGGAGAGGGATGTAGAGCGTGTACGCGGGCGCGCACGAGAGGCCCTCAGGCGACGAGAGGGGCTCGCCGGCGGCGCAGTCGTTCTCGCAGGGCGCGCCACCCTGGAAGATAAGGTTCGTGAGCTGGGGAACGTTGCCAACCATCTTGGCATAGCCCGCCTGCTTGCCGGCCTCCTGCGTGAGCTCATTCCAGATGTGGAGCCAGTTGCCATAGTGCTTGTCGATGCGCTGGCCACCGATCTCGATCTCAACGGCCTTGACAAGGTTGTGGCCGACCCAGTTGAGCCAGCGGAACGAGGCGCCCGAGCCGTCCGTCGACTGGACCGAGACCGAGGGGAGCGTCGCCTGGAGGTACATGCGGTGGATCAAGTCGCCGTTGCGCTGGATCGTGCACGTCACACGCTTGCCGAAGCCAGGCGAGCCGTTGAAGGGGTTCTCGATGGCCTCCATCGCGAAGTTCGTGTGGCGGCGGTACACGACCTTGAAGAACGTGATCTGGGGGTTACCCGTGAGGTAAACGTCCTGGGCACCGTAGGCAACGAGCTGCATGAGACCACCACCTGTCATTTGTTATACCCCTTTGCTAGAAATAAATTCCGGGGCTCCACGGATCGGCGGCGCGCGCGCGCCGGGGATAAGGTGTTTCCAGAATGCTGGATCCGTAGCCTAAACGCCAGCCCGTTCCCAATCTAGAAAAATGGCCGAGGAACCCTTTTTCAAGATTCGGCCAACGAAGCGGTCGAATCCGGAATCAAGAACAACTCTGGATCGCTTACATCACGTAAAGATGCAGGGTCTTCTCGACAAGGAGGATGGTATTGACGCATTAAAGTCCTCCCTAGTGGAGCTGAAGGGCCGGGTGGTAACAGATGAGGTCGAGTCCGAACAGATTCGAATGAAGGTGAATGAGGTCCAAAAGGAGATCGACAAGCGCCACGATAAGAATGAGATCTTCGACTATTTCTTGGATACCGGTGAGATCCTGTACAACTATTACGAAACCCAGGACAGAATCTCCAGCGGCACCGGTGGGTCTCATAGACGGGTTGCGGCGAAGCCTGGATCCGTTCTGGCGGCCCTCGAGTCCGCCGCCGGTGGACCTCCAGGCGGAAGTCCCGTGCCGGGGACAAGCGGTTCTGGCGAACTTCTTCGCCGAGACAAGCTTCTGGAGGAATACCTCCTGAAAGTGGATCCGGCCCATGCTCGGGGTGCTACCGTATTTGACCAGGACCCCTACGGCGAGTGCGACGAGTGCGGCACCGAAATGATATTCTCCGCCAATGAGGCCATATTCACGTGCACGAACTGCGGCGCCCAGGAGTTCGTTTTGATCGACTCGGACAAGCCCAGCTATAAGGATCCTCCTCGGGAGGTCAGTTATTACGCTTATAAGCGTATTAACCATTTCAATGAGTGGCTGGCCCAGTTCCAGGCCAAGGAGTCCACGGAGATTCCTCCCGAAGTCTATGATGCTATCGTGGCGGAGCTCAAGAAGGAGCGGATCATGGACTATAGGACGTTGAAGCAATCGAAGGTTCGGGAGATTCTGAAGAAGCTTAAATACAATAAGTACTATGAGCATGTGCCTCATATTATGAATCGCTTGAACGGACAGACGGCACCAGTGATGAGCCGGGAGATAGAAGAAAAGTTGCGCTACATGTTCAAGGAGATTCAGCCGTCTTTCCAGAAAAACTGCCCGAAGGAGCGGAGCAACTTCCTCTCCTATTCCTATGTGCTGTATAAATTCTGTGAGCTCTTGGAGTTGGATGAATATTTGTCTTCATTCCCGCTTCTGAAAAACCGTGATAAGCTCTATGTGCAGGATAAGATCTGGAAGCTTATCTGTCAAGATCTGTCTTGGGAGTTTATTCGATCCATTTAGTCCTAGGGCTAAATATACGGTCACTCCAATCCTAAAAACTTACGTCCAATCTTACTAGTTGCAAACATAGCAAATCCAGAGGCAATCTGGGCATAAAATACCGGAGTTCGTTTTGTGCAACACAATAAATAGACGGAAAGCCCAGCAAAAAGTAGGAAACTTAGCCAGAATAACTTTGTAAAAGTATCCATTGTTCTAGTCTGTGCTTATAAAAAGTACGATGCTTATTTTCTTCATATGTTATTTATGATACCGCACGCGACGTCTGGTAGTCCGTTTTCCACCGCTGGCATTTTTTGGACAAGGATATACTTCTGATACTAATAGCTCCATATTATCGGGAAGCTTGTTATAGGTATCTCCGTGCTTAAATATATGCATAGACTCATGTTTCTTAACAGACCGATTCGAGTTCTTAATGAAGCGACCAGCATGCACTCCAAATCCCATATAACTTCCCAAATGCTTGCCATTATGCTTGAAGCAATAACCTATATAAGAGCCCTTGCTGCTTGGATTTCTAGGGTTTGGACGCGAATGCTCCTTTAGTTCTGTCACCTGAATTGAATTGTGCACACCTTCTCTGGGTGCTCCGTTCATTCTATTTATAACGTTACATATCTATCATAGATATGTCATGCTATATTGCGAATCGATTCAGTCGCTAAGCTTCGGTCGCAGAGCTTCGGTCGCAGAGCTTCGGTCGCAGAGCTTCGGTCGCTTCGCTTAGAGCCGGCCACCGGGGAAGCCAACAAGGTTGGCGCCGATACCGAAGCCAGCGCCCTGGCGAGCCGTCGCGCCGATCGAGGGCGAGACGACATCGAGGATAGCGAAGACGGCCGCGGCGACAACGCCGAGCGTCACGATCTCGTCCCATGGGAGCGAGCGGCGGGGAACAAAGATGGCCGCAACAGCGACGAAGAGGCCCTCAACGAGGTACTTAACCACGCGATTAACGATTTCAGACGCGGAGTTCATGCTGTCTATATTCCCATCGTAGATTTTTTCTTTGAAGCTGGTTTAAATATGAAGGGGGGTTATTCGCGTATTTCTATCTAAAGCGAGACTCCTACAACCGTATAGAACAAGATGGCCGCTCGGGAGGATTTTCTAGAAGAGGACGCCGAGATACCCGGGCAGAAGGTTTGCCTTCTCAGCTTTCTCAGCCCGGAGAAGGTCCTGGCCAAAAAGGACCTCTTTATGTTCGAGGCCTTCTTGAGTACGTATGAGTACTCCAGCCGGGTGGCTGCGATGGAGGAGTTCCTGATCAAGTCCGTTAGTACCATCAACGCGAAGCTGGACGCCGAGTCGGATCGCCTCCTAGAGTTGGATCTCAGCGGGGCGTCGGAGGCCTGCCGGGCGTCTCGCTTCCGGGTGGATACGGTGGTCGATGATCTCAAGGCCTTCATCCAGAAGAACGATGCTGCCATGCGTGAGTCGAAGCTGAAGGAGGCCTTCGACACGTTCATGTACACGAATAAGGCCAAGCTCGAGGACGAGTTCTACGCAAAGAACGACTTCCAGACGACAGTCCGTGGTCTCAAGATCCGTGGTGTCTATAGCAGCCAGGCGGAGGCCGTAGCGCGCTCGAAGAAGCTGCAGCGCATGGATACGCTTCACAACATCTTCCTGGCCGATGTCGGGAAGTGGCTTCCCTGGGATCCTGAGCCGAATGATGTCAAGGAGCAGGAGTATGCTGAGGAGGAGCTCAACACGCTCATGAAGAAGTATAAGGAGAATGAGGAGGCCCGGGAGCAGTTCCAGAAGGAGAACCGGGGACGTTTGGCCAAGAAGCCGGTTGCCGTGGATGTGTCTGGATCGGAGGTTTCGACCGGCTCTGAGAATCCTCTTGCTGGCTCAACGCTCGGCTCAGATGTGACCGGAATGTTTGGCACGGACGGCCCGGCTGATCTTGCGATTGCTCGTAAGATGGATAAGGCCGGTGGGCTCGATTAGATGCAGTGTTCATTATAAAAATCAGTATTGATCACTATTGTAGTCATCAATGTTGATCTTGCAAATGCTTTCTGGGAGAGCTTCAAGTCGCGGAGCTTCAAGTCGCCCCTGCTTCAAGTCGCGGAGCTTCAAGCCGAACGCGGGAAATAGTCGTTCGTGTAGGGGGGTGAGATGGCGCGGCACACATTCTCCTGGCAGAACTCGCCCTCATTGCACGTGACTCCCTTGCAATCGAGATCCCGGAAGCCCTCCGGGAATGACCGCATGTAGTTCTTGCGGAGCCAAGGTAGCGCCGCGACAACTAGCACAAGAACAGCAAAGAGCCCTATGAGGCCATATGCACCACGAGGACTCTTCATTCTAATATCTTGGCTTATAATATAATGAGCTTAGGTAGTGTTATAGACATTTGTGGTGGTGTAATGCCTGGTATGTCAACTTCATCAGGGCTAAACTGGTTAACATCGGCATCAGGATCAGGCACAGGAACCAGTGTAGCGACAACGGTGAAGGTGCGGAAGCAAAATACCTTATCTGCACCTGTTACATCTACCGATTTGCGTAACCTGGCCGATATGATTGAAATGCGCGTAAAGGTTGCGGCTCAGGAGGCTAAGGATGATATGGATATAGGGGCATCGCGTCCGCAAGTAACAGGGGGTGGCAGACGCAAGACAAAGAATAAGCGCAAGCACAGCCGCCGTCGCTAAATCGTGATCAAATACAAATCTTAAATGCAGCCACTGGATGCTTTTAAGATTCGAATAAAGGCCCCCCACAGCATCAAGGAACAACCGGAAGCACCAGCGTCTCATGCACGATCGGAATCTCCGCCGACAAGCAGAATCCATTCATGCACTCCAGGCCTTGAGGGCATCCGGGAAACTCGACCCCACACCGCTGGATCATCGACGCCGGATTCTGGAACCGCTCGCGCTGAAAGAACAAGTTCACACGATAATACCGATCCACGCAAATCAGAGCGAATCCTATGGCCGCGAAAATAAGAAGGCACTTCACCTCGTCCTTCATCTAATAGAACAAGCGGATTCAAAACTTCTTCCGTACCTCTACAGTCGGGCCCTTCAGGCGTCTGGCACCCATCGGATCATACGCGTTCATCTCCTCTTCCTCCTTGTCCCTATAGTTGTTCGCCGAGTGCTGCCAGAATTCCGGAGCGCCAATCTTGAAATCCGGATGAATCTCGGCCTTGTACCAGAAGACGCAGTCCTCCAGCTTCGCCGACTGACTGGTATTGTCGACGACCAGACACTCGTAGTTCTGCGTGCACTGGTCCATTATCTGGCAGAAGAACTCGAAGCTCGGAAAGGCGGACGCGTAGTTGTCAAAGATGCGCTTACGATTCGTCATGTACGGTTCTCTCAGGATAAAGACGAAGTCGACATTCGTGCGTAGTGCCGGCTGGATACCCAGTGGATACTGCATTGTAATAATGAAGAACACCTTGAGCCAGCGGCCGTTCATGAACAGATAACGAATATTCTTATCGTGAGTCCAGCTGTCATCGTACATGCAGTCGTCCAGAATCATAAAAGCCCGGGGATCAATGCGGGACTTGCCTCCGCCGGCTTGCTCCTTCTGAATCCGCCCCATGATCATCTTTTGCCGCTTCACGTAGTTGGCCAGAATCAGCGGATTGTATTCGCCGTGAATGAAGATCGGCGGGATCATTTTGCCATAGAAGGAGTTCGACTCCTCAGTACCGCTGATGACGGTTCCCAGCGGCATGTCCTGGTGATTAAAGAGCAGATCGCGAACGAGCGTAGATTTGCCCGTGCGCCGGCGACCAATAAAGATGCATACGGCATCCTGGGGCACCTTGCGCATTTCGAATTTCCGCAACGATATATTCACTGCGCCGGCCATATTCCTGTACCTATGGTGACGAAAAATACAGGGAGCTGCGGGCCGCGTGCGGGTTTGCCACTCTTTGATTATATGAGTTGCGGGAAGAATGGATCTCCGGGGGTGTAACTTACCTAAGCCATCTTACACCGTCGAGCCCTTGCCGCCCGCCTTAACCGAGGTGCAGGGATATTCGAATCTCAGCACTGTCTTTCCAACTGTGAAGAGTTTGCTTGAGAGACAGGATGTCTCTAGCGTTTGGCTGGCCTCTGTAATAGATCGCATCGACTGTTCTGGTAAGCCCGGATCCTGCAACCTCGTAGTAAATGGGAAGTCGATTCAGGCCTATATGAAGACAACGCACTTACTGAATCCGATCCAGTGGATAAAAGGATACTACGGTAAGGCGGGGCGCCTTGACCGGAAGCTGGCCGATCCCTGGAACCAGGCCTATATTGATGCAGTGACCTGTTATCTAGTTGGGCGCCTTCATGCGCAGGGCGCTTCCCCGCATTTCAACGCCTTCTATGGCGCCTTTACAGCCGAGGCATCCACGTACTCCTATAATCTCACGGACGACTTCGACAGCTATCGCCAAAATAAGTGGTTCTGGTCCGGACAGAAGTCGGGTCTGTATCGTCTTTCCGTGGTGAATGAGGACGGCTCTGGATCCGTTCCGGACGAGATTCTGAAGGACGTCTTTACGGAGTTTGATCACGAGTCGGATGATGAGTCGTCGGTGGATTCTGAGGAGGAGTCTGAGGAGGACGAGGATTCCGAAGAAACGGAGGAAGAGAATTCAGAAGATACAGAGGAAGAGGAATCGGAGGAAGAGAGCATAGCCAGTGAGGAGCTTGACGCGATGCCCGTCGACTCAAATGTTGATGCTGACGCCGTTTCCCTGAAGTCAGAGGAAATGTCCGAAATGTCCTTTGCCTCCGATTCGAGCCTCGACGACGGAAACTACCGGATCGTATGTGATATCTCGAACTACCCCGTGATGATGATTCTGACAGAGGAGAACCGGGGTACAATGGACGCGCTCCTCGATAACTTTGCCGCAGTTGGCGCGAGCCCGGGCACAGCCGAATGGGAGCTCCGCTGGTCGGCCTGGATCTTCCAGATTCTCGCGGCACTCTCTACAGCCCAGGAGCTGCTCGGGCTCACGCACAATGACCTCCACACAAACAATATTGTCTGGTCGGCCACGGAGGAGGAGTTCCTGCATTACAAGATGCGCGACGGCACGGCCTTCAAGGTTCCCACCTTTGGCAAGATCTTCCGCATCATCGACTTCGGCCGCGCCATTTTTACGCTCAATGGAAAGACCTTCGTGAGCGACGACTTCCGTTCCCAGAATGATGCCGGTGGCCAGTATCGCTTCAAGCCCTTGTATAAGAAGGTTCAGAATGCAGTTCTACCGAATCCGTCCTTTGATCTGTCCCGCCTTTCAGTCAGCCTCTTCCAGGCACTCTTTCCGGACACGCCCGAGATCGATGAGAGCGGTGATGTGCTGAGTGCAGAGGAGGGTCTCACTGTACTCAAGACGGTCTCGCCGCTATACAATGTGCTGTGGAAGTGGCTCGTGGATGATGACGGCGTGAATGTGCTCATCAATCCCGACGGCTCGGAGCGGTATCCGGACTTCTACTTGTATAAGCACATCGCCGCGCATATCCACACGGCCATTCCTCGGTACCAGTTTTCAGAGCCAGCTTTTGACCGATTCCAGGTGAATCCGTCAGAAGTTGGTAAGGCGTGGTCGTTGTTTTGTTGAAGTTCTAGCGACGTGTACGGCGTGTCGAACGCCTTCTGTGATAGTGGCTACGTGTTCTGCGTCCTCCTGCCGGCGGGACTAGAGAACCGAGCGTAACCTTTCTACCATCCTTTAGAGTCACCTCAGTTCCTAAGGGAAAGAATCGAATATCTTCTCCTAGCATTTTGTTGCCTAATCTTTTAACCTGAGCCTTTCCATGATGCCGGCCCAGGCCGCGTGTGATCATGAATAGACCAGTGCCAACAGGACCAGATTTTATATTTTCCATCGCCGATACATTATTAAGGTCGGCCATCTAGTATCCGCTTAGAACTTTGGCACACCCACCTGCACCTCCTCGTCATTCGAGCCGCCGCCACCCATC